AGGCGACGAAACATCCACGTCATAACTTCCGCCGAGAACTTCCGTCGACGAGTCGCCAGCGGCCGACACCCGCGACTGCTCGGCGACCTCGACGACGACACCATCGTCGCCCGCTACAAAGCCGGGGAGTCCGCCCTCTCGATCAGCACCGACATCGGTGTCAACCCAGGAGTGATCGGTCGAATCGTGAAGTCTGCCGGTGTGCCCGTTCGATCGCCGGCTCAGGCGCGCCAGTTGATCGACCGTCAAGTCTCGTCTGAACGGAGCGCTCTCGCACGCAACGATCGTGTCACGCACGTCGGATGGGGAGAGGACGCTCTCAACACGGCTTTGCGTGACAGGGGCGAACGAACCGACCCGCAACACGCTGTCGGGTCGCGCAACGTCGACATAGCCGTCGGCGGAGTCGTCGCCGTGGAAGTCTGGCTCAGTAGTCGCCGTGGAAGTCTGGCTCAGTAGTTCGTTCCCGCTCAGAGACGATTACTGCCGTCGCCGCATCGAACAGCTCTCTGATGGTGGATGGTCGGTTTGCTACGTGCTGATCTCCCGACGAACCAGACTGCTGGACGTGGGGGCGGTCGCAGATCAGATTGTCGCCTACCGCCAACTCGTTGAACGTCTTCCAGCCGGTCGGCGTGAGCATTGGGTGATTCGGGGTGCCGGAGAGCTTGCGGCCCGATGCGGTGACGATCTCGTACCACTCGCCTGAGTACGGGCGACGGTAGAGAGCAGTGATGTTGGCCGTGTCGATCTGCGCGTCGCCAGGCAAGCACTCGGTACGAGCGATCGTCTGAGCTCTCGAACGGGAGAACCCTGAGATGCTCTCAATCTCTTTGCGGAGCTTCGGGATCTCCACACCCGAACGGAGAGACTCGATCGACTTCGCCTGGACATCGTTCCACAGTTGCGTTGAGGCACCGACAATCCTGTTCGTCGCTGTCGCCTGATACGCCACAGCCGACTCGTTCACGACAGCAGCCCACCCCTCGACGATGTCCAGACCGATCAATGCGGCGCCCGGCTGCGAAGCAAAAGCCGACGCAGCGCCCTGCAGAAACGTCTTCGTCAAAACCTGATCAGCGAACTCATCGAGCACGACCCGCCACTCCATCTCCATCCCGTCAAGCGCCGAAATGTCACCGGCGGCTGTCAGCGTCGCCAAGTACGCCTCGGCGTGCTCGGTTGCGATCCTCTCAGCCTGATCGCCGAGCCAGTCGGACGCCTCAGCTTCCAGCTTGATTCTCCACGCCTCGAACTCGGCGATCGAGGTGAAACCGTCGAGGTCGACAAGGTCAATGTCGAAGTCCACGATCAGACCGTGACGTCCAAGAGAGCGCCCGCAAGCCGGACAAGCGAGTGTGTGCGGCGCCCGGCGAGGATACCCCGACAGTAGGCGTCGAGCGAATCGGTCAGCGACAGAGCGTCGACGTCGAGGAACTCGGCGATGTCGCCGACACGGGCAAAAGCGCCCTCAAGGAGCATGTCGAGGTCGGCGTAGACGGTCGGGTCATACGAAAGATGAAGGGCACGGGCGTCGCCGGTCTTGTCGACTGCTTGCGGGCCACCCTCGACCCGGCGGCCGATAGCGGAAAGCAAACGTTTCCCGGCCATCTCGATCGCCCTGTCAACGACACCGTCGCAAGCCATCAGTAACGCTGCGTCATTGGAAGCCCCCGACGCCGGACGGTCCTCCCTTGGCGGAGTCCCTGTGCCCGCATCCTGCACCTCGTCGACCTCGGCGGCAGCCTCGGGGTCAGCGGCGGTCGGGTCGGTTTCTGCTGCATCCGCAACCTCCTCGTCGAGAATCCCGGCAGCAGCCAACATCTTCGGAGCGAGCGCCGGAGCGCCCTTGGCAGCGTCGAGTAGCACCCGTTTCTTGAACTCCTCCTCGGTCGGCTTGTCAGCCTCAACCAAACCAAGCTCACGACGAAGAGCGTCACCAGACGCAGCAATACGGTCATACGCCAACACGACGTTGCCCGACTTGTCCGGCGGCGACGTCAGATCCGACGTCTCATACCAGACCATCGCCGCATCAGAATCGAGGCCTTCCGCTTCAAGAGCGATCTTCACCCAGCCGACGGTCAACGCATTGCAGACAATCTCGGCGTCAGGCTCAACGTGCAACGTGATCGCCGTCTCTTCGACCTGCCAGGCCGTTTGCCCCGTCCAAAACGGCGCCTTGCCTGAGCGTCGAGCTAGGACGGTATGTGTGGGCGCAACGGTCGGGCACCAGATTCGAGACTCGATTCGCTCGACGCTCACGTTGCCCCGACCGGGCCGAAACAGTCGCCGTGAGGTCCACGTCAGGTTCTGCAGCACGTGCCGGTGGAATCCGTCGTGCACTGACTCGTATCTGTTCGTGGCGTACCCGGCCCGGATAGCAGCGACCTCTAGTGCGTTGAGCATCGCAGCGTCTTTCTGCCCGACCGTCGGCGTGCGACCCTCAGCATGATGACCGTCCCCCCGCACGGCCGTAGCCAACAGAAGCTCTAACTGTGATCCGGTCAGGGTTTCCACGAACTCTTGCGAAACGACACGTCGAGGGCAGTGTTCCAGGATCGGCGTCCAGGCGCCTTTCGACAGAACGAACCGAGTCCGGGAACCTTCACGAACCTCACGCCACCACGGGACCATTTGCATGTCCGATGTCGGCGCACCCGATGCACGGTCTCCGATCGGATCGCCGTACAACGATTGTAAGCACCGTCGGATACGGGCGCAGTGGTCGCCGTTTACCTCGTGCGACTGGTAGATCGTCACCGAGTGCGGTTCGTTCTTGCCGTCTGTGTACCTCAGCCCACCCTCGGTGAAAATCCACCCAACTAGCTCGACGAGTTCGTCAGAGAACTTGGCGGCTGTCGGCAGATCGAAGTCGGCTCCGCGCTGCAGCGAGTACTTCGACTGTCCTCTCCCGCCATCAGAGGACACAGAGTCAACGATGTCTCGTCCGGTGATGATCGACCGCTTGCCTTGCCGATCAACAACTGGCCACGAGTGATCGAGTGTTGTCACAGAGTCGTGATAGCGGCCAGACATGACAAGCATGTCCTCATCAGCCTCCGCTACGTACAGATCGGTGACCGGTTCCCAGCGGGCCAGGCCGGTCTCGTTGTCAAGTGTGTACGCCTCGTCTCCCATCAAGATTTCGTCCGGTCCGACCCAACCTCGTCGGGTCAGCACGGTGTGATCGTCGGTCAGGCACCAGTGATTGACGCCGGACATTCCGGTGAGGACTTCGGGTGGCATGTCGAGGCCGAGTGCTAGACGTTTGATTGCTTCGGTCATCAGTTCGGAAACTTTGTCGTCGAATTTTGTGGCGAACGTGATGTGTTTGAGTTTGTCGACGTACTCGCCGGGGATTGCAATTGGGAGAGGGACGACGGCGGCCGCACTGTTGCGGTCTTTGATTGGGGTGGTCATGGCGAGGGTGAGTTGGTCGACGAAGTAGTCGAAGCGGTCTTGGTCTGACGCTGACTCGTCTGGGTCTTCGCCGTCGGCCGGCGGCGGTGGCGGGAATTCGGCTTCGGACGGGATGGCAAGGATTCCGGCTCCGGCGAGGCGTGAGCGTCCTGAGGCGGTTATGTGGTCGGTGAGTAGCTCGATGATTTCCAATACGCCGAGGACTCCTCTTACTGGGGCGTCGGGCTGCCACGGTCGGCGAGGGTGTCTGCGCCAGACTTTGACGATGAGGGCATTGGGGTGTGCAGGTCGGAACGTTGACACTCCGGTTCCTTCGCCGGATCGGATCGTAATTTTTTGGGTGTCGCCGTCGCCCTCGAAGTTGAGGTTGTCTTGGGCGAGCACGTTCCAACTGACATAGATGTCCGAGGCGAGGTCTTCGAGGTCTGGTTCGGCGACGAGCCAACCGAACCCGGCGATCGAGAGGTGCTCGCCGAACTCGGACATCAGTTGCCCTTGGCCGGAGGCTCCGCCAGCGATCATCTCGACCAGCTCTAAGGCACGTTTCTCGCTCGCTGTGATATCTGGGTCATCGAACCGGATTGGTGAGGGTTCGTCGCCGATCTGGCGGGGCGGGCGTGCGGCGGTGAGGTTGACCCGTGAGAGGGCGTTCGATTTCCATCCGACACCGAACCGGAACTCGCCGATGTTGTCGAAGAACTGCCAGGACCGCTCTTGCCATTCGAGCATTTTGCCGCCGTTGGTGACGGGCCGTTTGACGTCTCGGGCCGAGATGACTTCGGCGGCGGCGACGAGGGCGTACCGGTGGGGTGCTGCGGCGGTGAGGGATCTTGGACGGTCAGCCATTGTTGGAAGGGTACTCGTTGCTCGGGTGGCGGGGCATTGATCGTGCTCGACGCTCGCCGAGGAGTTGTCGCCGTTCGGCCTCGATCAGCTCGGCGTCAGTCGTGTCAGTGTCGTCGATGCTGCAGCGGCGCTTCACGGTTCGATCCAGTTGTCGACGCAGTCGAGCATCTCGTCCAACGTCAGGCCGGTGTCGATCTTGCCGTCCACGTCCTCGTAGCCGAGTGCTCGGGCGAGCCGGTAGCGGACATGGTTCAGCTCGCTCGACCGCTTGATCAGCCGGTCGCAGACCGCATCGACTGTGTAGACATCCCGTACGCCGTCGACCAGCACACGATCGGATGCGGCATTCATCATGTCTCGGTACTCGCTCATCGGTCGAGGCGGTCTTCGATTGTCTGACCGAGACCGGCGACCAGCGAACCGGCGAGAGCAGCGACGAGGACGAACAGCGGGCGGTTGGTCGGGAAATAGACGGGGATCACGAGGACGGGCGGCGCAATCCAGATCGAGATACACCACGGACACGTCAGCAGGTAGCTGAGCCACTCTGATCGGGAAGCACCGAACACTCGGAGACGCTCGCCGATTGTGTCGACCGAGATCAGGCGGGCGATCCTCCAAACGGCGAGCAGGGCGAGGATGACAGCAAAGATACTCATGGGGCCGACCCTAGTCGACGGCGGTTAGATGCGGCGAGAGTGGAGGCCGGTCGAGACCTTCGACTTCTGCGGCGTGACGTCCCGGAGCAGCTCACGGATCAAATGGACTTTCGCATCCAGACGGTCAGGCGACCGTGACTCAGTCGGAACCCACGACGTTGACTGATCTTCGAGCTTCGAGAAATGTCCGACGTGATGGATCCAGCCTTTCTCTTCGAGGGCCGATACCGGCTCGGCTCGGGCCTGCTTCGAGTCGACCGCATGGATCTTCTTTACCGGAACCGTCGAGTCGACCGCATGGATCGTCGACCGGCACATGTCGCCGCCCTGATTCTTTTCGACGTAGACCGCCTCGGCACCCCAATAGTTGTATGCGGCGACAACAGCGGCACCCCACTCCTCTGGCCGGCCTGTCTTCGATTCGTCGGCGAGGATGACCGCATGATCGATGCCCTGCCGTGCTTTGTACGGGGCCGAGCCGACGACGATGCCGCACTCGGCTGTCTCGCCTGGCGGGTCGACCGCAACGATCGTTCTCCATCGGCGACTGTTCGGCTTCGACGGCTCTCGCCCGGTCGTCAGCAGACCGGCCCGCAGCGAGATGTCAGGCTGCTTAGCGTCCCACTCTGCGAAGCGGTTGGTGTCGAACCAATCCTGCAACCAGAGAGCACCCTCGACCTCATCAAGGTTTTCGGCGTGTAGCTCTTGGAGGCCGAGGCGTGTCCCCTCGTATTTGCCGAGGATGACACGGATGAACTCGGGGGCGAGGTTACGGATGTTCTCGTACGTCGACCCTCTCGTGATAACGGTCGTCGGCTCGGCCTCGATCTCTTTCATCCACTGGCGGCGCTTCGGTGTGCCGGTGATGATCAGCCGGGGTTTCCCGAGGCGGAGCCCGAGGCGTGCGTTGGTTACGACATCGGCGCCGGCGTCCATCGATGCAGGTTCGTCGAGCCAAACAATTTCGTGTTCCGGTCCTCGAAGGTTTTCTGGTTCCTCACCGGAGAACAACGTCAGCTTCGCACCGTTATTCCATGTCACTCGACGTTTCGACGGTTCGTATTTCGGTCGGTCCCAGGGCGGGCTGACAGCGAGTAGCCCTGACTCGCCCTCGACGAGCACGTCACGGGCTGCGCCTGCGGACGGTGCGACAGCGGCGAGCCGGCCGGTCTTCGACGAGTGAGTGAGTTGGCGGATCGTTTCGGCTCCGGTCCTAGTTTTTCCGTAGCCGCGTCCGGCCCGGATCATCCATACTGTCCACGCTTGTCGGAGGTCGGGCATTGCCTGGTCGGAGCGGCGCCAGAACTCCCAGTCGTAGAGGAGTTGGGCGGCTTCTTCGTCGTCGAGTCCGTCGAATAGTTCGACGAGTTTCCCGGCCTGGGCGATCCGGTCGGCTCGTGAGCCCGTCACAACATCGCCTCGATCCATTGGCGGCGACGTTTCCGCTCCCTGTTCGAGACTGAGATTCGGCAAATGACATTGGCTCCCGTACACCTGAACGAGTAATCGAGGCTTGATCCAGGGTCGGGTTCGGGCTCGTGATCTGGGTCGACGACGTGAACGAAGGCGTGACCTTCGGCGGACGCAGCGTAGGAGGCGGCGAGGTTCCGGTTCGTCGTGACGTAGACGTAGCCGTCCCGGGTGCCGGAGCGTGTCTTGTCGTCGTGTTGCGGGTCGAGGCGTTTGCCTTTGATCATCGGGCCGCCGTGATACCAGGTCATCGTGCGCCCTTGTTTCTCGATCGGATGTGCCCTGCGGCGTTCCGGTAGCAGTCGGAGATCCCCTCGTACCGTTGGACGTTGTCCGAGTTGCGGCCCCTTGCCCGTTCGGCCTCGTCGTCCCACCGTTCGGCGAGGGCGACAAGCTCGGCGGCGATCCGTTTGCGGCGTATCATTCGATCACCTGCTTGATGCGGAGAGCCCAAAGGCCTTCGCCCCTGTCGATCCACTCGCCAACGCTGAGGCTGGCTCCCTCCTGCTCGGTCTCGACGAAACGGCCGGACGTTGCGTGCGGAGGACCATCGAAGACGATGTCGATCGTGCGGGTCTTGACGCTCCCGGCGCCCTTCTGGAACGACCGGTGGAGACGCTCGTCAAGCCACGAGCCCGACTTCCAACGCTCAGGGCCGATCTGTGTGATCTTGGCAATCAGATCGTCACGGGTCATTCGGAGACAACCACTCGCCAGGAAAGCGATCTTCTCTTCGGCCTCGTCCAATTCGGTCATCGGCGGCCAGCTCTCGCAATGCGGGCATTCGACGTAGGTGTATGCGAGGTCGCCTTTGTGGATGGTGACCGGGCCTACGTGCTTTGGGCTATCGCAAGGCCTTACGCCTCGGGCCCGGTGCTCGGCCGTCCACTTGACAGCGTTCCTCGATTGGACCCATCCGTAGGCGACAGCCGAGACAATGAATCCCCACTGCTTGGTTGATACGGCGTAAGCCATCCAGATGATCTGGGCGCCGGTCCCGACCCACCAGGCCCACCAGATTTTTCGGCCGACGAGGTACATACCCGTCACGCCGACGATCGTCAGCACGTAAGACCAGATTGGATTCATGATGTCTCGCTTTCGTTGGTTGATGGTTGTTGTCCGCCGATCATGCGGAACGCTCTCACGGCTGTTCCTTGGGTGTGAGCGCACGGTCGAGTAGCCGGGCGAGGGTCTGCGATCGGCTCCAACCTTTCTCGTGTGCGTACGCATCGAGCAGTTCGAGCCGTTCGGGCGTGATGGACACGTTCACGGACGTCGATTTGGAATGGGGCAGTGCTGCACCGGGCTGGCTGGTCATAGTTGGTCAGTGTAGTGCATTACTGCACAGTGATCGAGCCGTATCACGCATCCAGCCGATCGGCCTTCGCCCCAGCGGAATGCCCTATCGACGTCAACTTGTGCGAGCCGGAGACTGAGCACGCTTCCTTGAATGCTGCGACGATCCCCTCAACCCGGTGGATCATCGCGCCTGAGCAGGTCCAGTCGGCGAGATCGGCGATGTCGGCAGCAAACCGTTTCGCATGCGCACCATCATCGAAGCAAGCTAGGAGCATGCCCGATCTTTCGTGCGTCACGGTCCAGCCGAACTCTTTGAGCGTCCGGTGGTAGACGAGGCCCGGCGTTGATGAAGCGAACGCCGATATCTGCTCGGCGTTCCCGTTCGTGTCGTACACGGTCACCACGACCGCTCTGGTTTCTTCGCTCATCGTGTTCTCCCTGATTTGGTTTCTCATGTTGTCTCACCTCGGCTTACGGCGTAGGCGACCGGACTGGTGGACCTCGTCGAGATGGGTGACCGCCAACTTGCAAAGCATCTCGGCCAGGTCCTGCTCGCTGTATCTGTTGAACGCAGAGAGCGACCCGGGGAGCGAGTCGCTCGCCCAGAGTTGCATGATCCCGACGAGGTTCTCGATCTGTTGCAGCGTGTCTTTCACGAAACCTCGCCCTCGATAACCGACATCGCCGTACCCGGAATCGCTGTGCCCTCCGACTCCACAATCCGAGCCTCAATCTCACGAGCCTTCTCACGGGCAGAAGCCGCAGCAACCTCCGTCGAACCCTCCGCCAACAAATCAGCCGCATCAGCCATCCGACCAATACCGATCGCATCAATCATAATTTTGGTTGCCCTCAACCGATGCTCATGCGGAATGTTCGGCGTGTCGAGGTTGGCGTAATGGACCAACGTCCGCACAGCCAAACCCGACGCCGTCGCCAACTGGCGGCCAGCCCGCTTCATCAACTCACCGTGCGCCTGATCAATCGCCTTCGACACCGACGGCCGCTTCACAAACCGAGAAACCGCCGAATTCGACACACCCAAATTGTCAGCAATCATCCGATCAGAGACGCCCGCCAACTTGTGCTCAACGATCGAATCCAAATGGTCTTCGAGCTTCGACGGCTCCTCAACACCCTTCCTACCCTGCGGTTTCGACCCACCGGCAGGCTTGCGTGTGGCAGCGGTCTTTCGTGGTTTGGCGGGGGGTGTGGTGGTCATCGGGTTTCGCTTTCTTTGTTGGTGGTTGCTGGGCATAGGTGTTCTTGGTATCGGAAGGCTTCTGTCCGTGGGATCGTGTGTGGCCTTCTTACAGCGATTATGCCTTGTCGGGGGCCGTTGGTCACGAGGTCGCCGTGAGGGTGCGGGTGCGGGTCGAGGGTGGCTGTGCGGGTGACTTGGTGTGATCCGAGTGTGGCTGTGGTGACGGGTTGACCACAGCCTTCGCAGTTGTGGCTGGGTGTCATGGGGTTTCGGCTCGTTCTAGACCGGCTTCGTATCCTTCGTGGAATTGGCAGAGGAACCATCGCCGGTTGCCGTCTGTTCGGATGATCCGGTTCTCGCAGCCGCACCGGTAGACGCCGATCGGGGTGGTGTCGTTTTGGGTTATGTGTGCAGCGGTCCTCGGGTCGATCATTCGGGGTTCCTCGCCCACCCGGAGGTTCGCTCTATGGCCTCGGCGATCATGTCGGCGAGGTCGTGTCCCTCGACAGCGAAGATCTGGTGACGGCCGTCTTTCGGGATCACGTGAAGCGAGGCACGGTCGCTGAGCATGTCGGGCGCCGTGTATCCGTCGTCGACTGCTGTCAGGTACACGGCGTCGCAGACCTCGGACAGTTGAGAGAAGCGTGCGTCGATCATCGGACCTTCCCGAACGAGAGGGTCTGCTTGATGTCGTCCCAGTCGGTCGGCCTCCACAGCTTGTAAATGATGTGGCCTTCGGATGCGTCGGCTGTCTGGGTCAGGGTCTGTGCCCAAACTTTTTGTTCGTCGGATAGATTCGTTTTGACTTTGAGTTCGGCAGTGAGGATCGTGCCTCGCCCGGCATGGACGACCGTCAAATCTGGCCAGCCGACGCCGTCATATAGCCATCCGGTCGCCCATCCGTGTTTCGTCCGCATCGGGCGATGCCCGACAGCTTTCCAGCCGAACAGCCGGGCGGCGTCGACGACAGCCAGCTCGAAGTCAATCTCTTTCATCATCCCACCGTAGTCGACGATCTGGATGGGCTGGCTGCCATCCAATCGGCTTTGGCTTCGACAATCGACTTGCGTCGCCATCCTCGCTCGAACGGTCTCGGGAGTAGCTCGGCGCCGGCCCACGAGTCTCCTCACCCGCAGCAAGTCCAGATCGTGTCGTACCATTCTTGGCTCATCCCGACGATTCGGCGGCGGACGTGGCAGACCGGACAGACAGCGACACGCCTGATCGATGTCTTCGGCGGCGAATGGAGGTGAAACGTTGGGCACGGCGGATCATGTTCGCATGTCATCGTTTGCACTTCCTTCGTCTGGTCGCCGGGTTGTTCAGCATCACCGTGTAGCAGTAGACGCAGATTGGGCGGCGCAAAAACTTGACAGCAACCCACCGATGGCCTTTCAAAACCACTCCTCCGACTTGTAGACGTGCTCCGGGGAACGGACATCCAGCCACTTGTGCGGCGCCTCGTACAACACGATCCCGCCAGACACCTCGATCACAGCAATGTCGTCGACCACGACAGCATCCCGAGTCACGAGCCCCCACCCGGTCGCAAGCCGCACCCTTTGGCCTCGCT